CCCGCCAACCGAGACTTGGCGCAGCGCTACGCCAGCCTCAACAAAAACAAGAGAACCCGACGACTCCTCCTGCAGCTACTCCGATCGCTACCATAAGTAGACGATAAACCACTCAAGAATTCAGGAAAAGCTAACGAGTTTAAGGACAAAAATATGAACACAAAAGAAAACGGCACACTATTCAACATTGACGATCCGTGCACATACCCTCCTGCCGAGCTGTTTGTGATAACCAACTATCTGGACCAGCCCGCCGTCTTTGATAGAGACACCTCAACATGGTGGACGCCTATTTTTGATGAAGTCGGCGTGTATGGGCGCGAGGATATCGTACCGGACAAAGACGACCCGCTTTACTGGCAGATCATTGAGTTCAGGAAGACTGACGTTTTGTTGATGCCAGCCTCACAATCGGCAGAGCTACCGGAACCAACTGACAGGTAAATTAACCCGTCATGATTTAGCAAAAGATACAGAAGCCCCTGATCCGACGCACCCCGCGCAACCCAAGGGCTGGCGCCGATTTCCCCCCTAGAGATCAGCCAGAACAAACGCTTTATACTGGCCAACTCTCCAGGCAACAGCCTAAAAGTTAACCACTACAAACAGCAAAAGCCCGGCCAGATGGCCGGGCTATGATTCAACAGGCCGCGTTGCCGATGCTGAGCAACGATACCCACGCGAATTGTAAGTGTGTGTGACGCGATCAGCAGACCAGCGCCCCGCCATTCGCCCACTCGGAAAACCAACCAGGCCTAGTAACCCCTCAGCTGCGAGACTCGGATTCCCCGGACACTCCAGCGACAGCGAATCACCCTCCCGAGCGATCTTGCGCAGCTCAGCAGCGATCGCATCCTTGGCTGCCTGCTCACCCTCAAAGGTTTCACGCAACCGCTTGCGCGGCCTATCGCCTTCATCTACCCGATGCTCCTGAGCGGCTTCCGCGTCGTACCACTCAGCAGTCACGCCGGAGAACTTCGCCTTGTCTGCAGAACTAACAGAAGCTGTTACGAAATCAACAGAGGTCGGAACATTGTTCTCAGGATACGGGATCTCAACCGTAGTCGGCGCACGACCGCTGAGCGATTTCACCTGCCCGCGACGACAGAAGATCAGTAAACTCCCCACTGGCTTACACACAGCATCATGCTTTTTCGCCAGGCGATGCAAGAACCGAACATCGGTCTCCTCATTCTGATCCAGGTGTTCAACAGCCACCGCCGCCAGATCAGCAGGAACACGCGGACTGAATCCATGACGATCAGCGACTTCCTTAACGATATCGCCCAGCGTCGTCGCTTCCCATGAGCGGGAATGCCGGCGCTTGAACTCAGACTCATCCTTAGCCTGAAACGGCGCAGCGGTACCGGTTAGGGTGAGCGTATTAGGCAGCAGGCTCTCGGAGATCCGCGCCAGCTTGAACTGACCCAGATCCGTTACCGAATCATCCTCCAGATACCCCATACGACACCCGATTACCTGACCACTACTCGGCCACTCCATCAGCCCCTGAGCATCGATCTCAATACGAATGCTATCCGACTCAGATCCAGACGCATCCACCACAGAACAGGAGATCAACCGCTCCTGAATCGTTTTAGCGGTATTGCTACCACCGGTGATCTCGCACACAGGCGTTAAGCGCTGAACTAATCCCATACGCGCACTACCTCCGCCACAGGGCGAGACGGCTTCTCAGGCAGCGTGAGCGCGATGCCCGCCGGAAATATCGGCCCATGCTCAGCTGCATCAGGATTCAACTCCCAGAACGCAGCAACTACCTGCTCATCATTGCGCCCCAGCTCCCGCCAAAGCACACCGTCTACTGTATCGCCGTGAACCGTTCTGTAATTCATCTGTACTGCTCCAGATCGACTGAATACTGAGTCTTGAGCGCAACGCCGTTATCGATCAGACGTGATTCCGTCTCAACGATTTTCTGAATCATCCATAGACCCAGAACCTCACCGCTACCACGCACCACAGGCTGAGGCTTCCGCTCAGCCTGCAACTCACGCCAACGCGCCAACACTTCACCACCGGTACCGCCCAACAACGTACCAGTGATCTGAATCGTATCCAGCGCCGGCCCGACCTGCTGAGAAGCGGGCGACTGACCACCGCGATCCAGCGTCACAAAACCGCCGTGCGAGGTACGCACCAACTTCTCATACTCAGAGTCTTGATAGACACTGAGCACCAGGTCCCCGATCGCCAACATCTGATTCATGCAGTTACCTCCAGGCTATCTTCCAGCCGACCAGAGAGCGAACCCTCCATAATCGGCACAAACTCATCCTTGAGCTGCTGCATTACAGCCTGAGCGATCGCCTGAGTATCAGCACCAGGCTGAGGCGTTACGTGGATAACCGGACTAAACGATATCTGCCGGTTATCCTGCACCGGCTGCGCCTGCTTAGACTGCTCAGCAACCTGCTCCTGAGCCTGCTGCAGCGGCGACTCCTGCTTATCATCCTTGAACCAGCCGCCGATAAACTCACCCAGCATTGACCCGCCTTCACCGCCAGCCAAGCCACCCAGCGCCGCACCGATCGCGCCACCAATGGCCGTACCCACTACGGGCACCACTGAGCCAATCGCAGCACCTGCAGCAGCACCCCCCATCATCCCGCCAGTACCGCCGATGATATCGCCCAACGAACCACCGATATCGACCGCATCACCAGAACCAACCGCGCCAGCAAGATTCCCCGCCTGCAACAGCCAATCGACCGGCTTGATCGCCTTCGCGGCCAATCCGCCCAGACCACCGAGATCACCCAGACCACCGAGCAGATCACTCAGGCCGCCAGACACATCACCCGCCGTACCCAGAACATCCGCACTCGCCATGCCAGGCAGCAACATAGCCCCAGCACCTAAGCCAACCTTGGCAGCGGCGCCCCCATGATTGGCGAACACCCCCTTAGCAGCATCTATACCACCAGAAACCAGGCGACCCAGCCGACCCACCTTACCAGCGCGACGGCGGCGCTTCTCTTTAGCAGGCTTCCCGGAATCCTTCCGTGTAGCCTCACCACCAACACCACCCGGCTGCATTGAGCCAGTACGCGCCAACGACCGATTAAAGCGATCGACAGCTCGCGCAGCCAATCCCGCCCGCGCAGCGGTATCACCGGTACGCGCCGCCAATTCAGCCTGTTTTAGCGCGCCACGAGACCGAATCTGCTCCAACTTCGCCTGCGCCAACTGCCATCCCAGCATACCGACCTTCACCGCAGTCAGGCCCGCCACAGTAACCGTTGCAGCAGACGCCAGCTCAGGGAACTGCTCAGCCAGATCAGCCACACCGTTCGCAGCCCAAGCCACACCGTCAGCCAACGGACCAACAGCAGGCAACAAGCGATCACCCAGGACGATCATCAAACGATCCAGCGACTTAGCCGCAGCCCCTAAGCGATGCTCACTGGTACCGGTACGGTTCGCGAACTCTTCCTGTGCAGAGTTAAGATACGCGGTGCGATCGGCCGTGAGCCCGAACGCTTTCTGCAGCAGCTGCTGGTTCTTGAGCAACGGCATGATACCGCCCTTAGACTCTTCACCAAACAACTGAGAGATCAGCGCAGACTGCTCCTCAACCGGCGCATCCGCCAATGCTTCAAACACCTCCTGGATAGTGCCAAGCGCATCGATCTGCATCCCCGCCGCAAGCTGACCAGCATCCAGACCAAGCCCGCTAAGCGCAGACTTCTGGCCAGACGTTGCCGCCTCACCCTTCGTCAGAGAGCCCAGCAGGTTTTTCATAGTAGTAGCAGCCACTTCTTCCGAAGCACCGCCGGAGAGCAACGCACCGGCCAGCGAGGCCGCCTGCGTCTCACTCATGCCGGACGCTGTAGCAACAGCACCCTGCCGCTGCAGCACGCCAGAAATATCACGTGCAGTAGCATTCATGTTATTTGATACGTGGTTTACCGCATCCGCCAACTCAACCGCCTGCTGCTGGGTGAGCCCCATGCCAGCTCGCCACGCAGCCATCGTTTCACCGGCATCCGCTGCCGCCATATCAAACGCCACGCCCATCCGCGCCGCCGACTGAGTGAAATCAAACAGCTCATCCTTGGCCACACCAGATTGACCAGCTGCCGCCGAGATCTGCGTAAGATCCTCAGCGCTCATATTCACCTGAACAGCCAGTTGCTGCAGACTGGATTTAAACTCAGCCTGCTCACTACCCTCAAAATCGACCACCTTGGAAACGTCAGCCATCGCCGCTTCCATCTTGATCGACCGGTGAACCGGTAGCGCTACAGACGCCGCCGTAGCAGCCGCACCCATAACGCGACCCTGCAACTCACCCATCCGAGCATCAGCTGCACTCACACGGGAACGCGCCTTGTCCAGCTGTGCCAGGCGATCTTTCTGCGTATCGATCGCAGCATTAGCACCCTCAACAGCCTGCTCCAGCCGCTTCTGCTCATCAGCAAGCTGATCAGTCTTTACGCCAGCATCACCCAGGCTACGACCGAGATCTCCTAGCGCTCTACGACCACGCGACAACTCATCAGAGAGCGCTGCAGATCTCTTACTGGCAGCTCCAAACGAGCGATCAATACCACGCACCCGAGAACGCGCTTTTTCCAACTGAGATGCCAGCTCACTAGCCTGCTGCTGAGCCTGCTTAAACTCAATTTTCAGCTGCTCAGACGGCTCCTCTGCAGCCTCCATCTGCTCAGCTAAAGCACTTAGTCGCTTCTCTGACGATCGGTAATCCTTACCCAACCCACGAACCACCGAACGCGCTTCCTGCTTCTCAGCAGACAACTGCTTCACGCGATCCTGAGTTGTTGCCAGCTCGCCTTTCAGCGCCGCCAGACCGTCCTTCATATCCGAAAAACGACCCAGCTCCCGCTGCGCTTTCTTCAGCTGGCGCAGCTCCCCCTGCTGCTGCTTTAGCGCATCCGTGAAACCATCCGCAGACGCGGCAGCCCCCTTGAACGCGGGAGAGATATTGTCCGACGCATTCAGCGTGAGGCTATAACTCGCTGCACTCATAGATACGGCCTACGGTTTTTCTTTACGGCGAGCTTATAGCGCCGTATCGCTTTGGGGACTGACCAGGCACGCACCTCATGCTCTGAGGCGTGCACGGCCAACATGATCTGATCCGTCAGCTCTTCGATATCGTCGCGGGAGAGAAGTAACTGCCGGTTTGATACAAAAAATCAGTTACCCGCTTGTCCAGGGAACGCCAATCGGGCGGCGACAACTGACGCAGCTCCTCAGGCGCCAACCCCGTACAGCTGCTGAGAATGAACGCCTGCTGCTTCTCACTCGGATGCGCATGCATCATATCCACCGCCTCAACACTCGGATACTGCAGCTCAATCTGATCGACCAGACCACCGGACGTTTTCAGCGGCACCAACAGCGGCAACACCCCTACATTATCCACAGCAACCTTTACGCCCAGCTTCTCAAACCAGTAAAACGAGTCCTTACCAAAGACCTCCTCAACCTTCTCAAGCAACGAGTTATAGTCCGGCACTGCCATCTTCTTAACCTCGACCTCATCGAGACCAAACGCCGCCTTGATCAGCTCACGGTAGAGCTTGCGGTTACCATCCGCGTCAGACGCGAATTCATCGATCAGAGCTACGTGCTGCTCATGAGTGAGCATATTCACCAGGACCAGGCTCTTTACGGTTTCGGTAGAGGTACGCACCAGCTCAACGAGCAACGCGATCACTGGCTCAATCCAGCGCGTTTTAATATCAGACATGGGAATTTCTCTCAGACAAAAAGAAGCCGGGCAGAACCCGGCTACAGAAGGATTTCAGGAAAGAGGCTTACGCCATTTCAACCAGCTTGCGGGCGTTCTCAAGCAGATCCTTACCACCTACAACGCACTTCTGCGTGCGCGTATTTAGGTCATAGATCACCTTACCGCCATCCATGTGCTTATAAGCCTTACAGCTGTATTCCAGAGTGCGAGACTCTTTGCCAGGCTTAACCTCATCCTGCTTGATGCTGATGATCTCGCCGGAATGCTCCCAGCGCTGAGGCAACTCAACACCATCCTCATCGATCGTTACGCCCAAGACCGTAATCTCACAGGACTCACCACGGGTAACACCCATCGCCTGCAACACTTCAACCGGCACACCGGAAAGCTTGAACGATGCATCGCCAACTTTCAGGCCGGTCATAATCTTCTCAGCAAAGAAACGACCGCCCTTAGCGTCTTCCATCTCTTTCTCAACCGGCGGCGGCGTGTAGCCCTCCAGCTCACCCATGACCGGGTTACCATTGATGATCGCCCGCGTAAGGCGCGTTACTCGTGTATCAGCCATTTAAAACACCCTCAATGAATGTCTCAACAATGCGGTCTACCGCATTTACGTGGAAGATCATGTGCTCATTCGGGCTGTAACGACCGTAATCCAGCACGATGTACCAAGAACCATTTTTGTAGCGCGACACCGTGTTCAGTGTTGGATGAAGATACACTTCACCGCCGGGAATGACTTCCGCCCGCACCAGATCCTGCAGGAAGTTATTGAGCTTTCGCACTTCCTGATCCATAAACGTCTTAGTGAGGTTGTCCGCCATCGCACGCTGAGAAGAACCTTCCAGCTTGCGACAGATCTCATCCTCGAGCCCAACAAAACTGATGAACTTACCCGTCACCGTACGGTTACCGATCAGCGACCAACCACCCATACTGGTATGACAGATCGCCGCGATACCGTTCTTATTGAGCAGATTGGCCTCACTGGTGCTATCAAGAATGTTGTACTCAATCGTACGGTCTGTACCACTGATCAGCACACCCTGATTCCCCGGCGACTCCCACTGCTTAACAGCGGCCAATGCACCGATCGCCACAGCTGAACCCGGCACCAGAACATCACCCTTGGCCGCACGGCTATAGACCGATACTGCCGGATCAACCATGTACACGCGCTCGTGACCGGTACCCTCACCACCCAGCTGAGCAGACAGCGCAATAGCCGCATCAGTGGTTGTACTCGGACCATCCACCACAACACGCGCCCGCAGCTTATCACCCATCGCCGCCAGCGCATCAATCACCGCTTTCTCATGACTGAAACCAGGTGCCGCGATAATGGTTGGACGCTCCAGGCACTCAACCATTGCCGCAATACCCTCTTTCTTCTTTGTACCCGGATCAATACCGCCGACCACATTTGCCAACGTCTCTGCAGCATCAGCACCCTCAGGCACAACGATTGTATAGATCGTTACCGCCGTTTTCTGATGGGTTTTCATGATCGGCTGAATCAGACTGCCACGCTCATCGCCCACACTATCGATCAGCGGCCAATGCCCCTGATTAGAAATGCGCACCGGGTTCTGATACTGCACCGACGCATCCTTATCCGGCGCCACACCCACGATACAAATAACATCTTCACCTGGCGGCCCCATCGGCGGCGGCGGCTCACTGGTGATAATGGAAATACCGTTCTTCTCAAATGCATTATTCAGCGGCATCGCCAGCCTCCTGCTCTTCAGTTACATCCTGACCAGCCTCTTCCAGCTGCTTCAGCCAACCCCGTGACAACGGATAGCCTGCCTCAGCATCTGCCAGCCAGACCGGATCCCCACCGGGCTCAAGCCAACGCTGGCCAACACGATGCTGCGCAACCACCTGATATGGTTTTTTCTTCACTGGTTTTCTCCAGATACTAAAAAGCCCCGCAGATGCGAGGCTTTATTTAGGTGTAAAAAAACCGCCTTAGTGACGGTTTGCTATTCGGGCAATGGATAGCGGGCCTTGATCTCTGCCACTTTATCTCGCCAGGCCTGCTCTGAGGCCGAATCATTTTCATATTGCCACTCAATAAAGAGAGGGTCGCTCTCCTCTCTGTAAGCAGCCTTCCGCTTTTCCAGCACTTGCGCCAGCCTCGCCCCAGCGAATGCCGCATCGATCTTAACTTCAGCAAAACCCATTGACCGCAACTGCTGCCTGTCATCGTCGCTACAGCCAAACCCCGACAAATGCCGCCCATCAATTAGTAAATCCATTTCCTCACCTTAAACCGAAGCCACTTTCAGGGCACCCACAAGAGTTGCCACCATTGCCGGATCTACCGCATCCTTATAATCCGTCCCCATATCGCACTGCCACAGATCGATCAACGCCGAGCCCGCTAGCGACGGATTCCAACCCACGACCGCCCCCACGGCGGCGGCGCTGCCGTCTGCATTTTTGCAATTCACGCGACTCATCGTCAGTACGGACAAGCCACGCGCCGAGCCCGCATAATTCGTCTGCAACACCTTAAGCGTCGCAGCATCATTAATTCGAAATGTGGTCGCATCATAACCGCCAAGATGAACAGTCGTCGGGCCACCTGCACTAACAAAAAGCTTGTCGGTACCTAAGTGGATAGTGCCAGCATCTCCGCCATGATCCGAAAAGTACACCACCCCGCCAGGTTTAGTCTGAAAAACCACAGCCAGCGCATCGGCCAGATGCAGGTGCGCTCCATTTGGGCGTATTTCTATAATGCGCGACGACACCTGAATTGTTTCACCAATAACGTGCTTGTTGGTTTCATCACCGTCCACAAGCACGACAATGACCCGCGATGTCAAAGGACACGACTCAATCGCATGCTTGATAGTGCGATGCGGTTCGCTTGCCGTGCCAGCGCCCGAATCATTCCCCGCAAGACTGACATAGCGATATATTTCAGACAGCCCTGAAACCGCCGCAGGCACCGCCTGCGTAGCCTCACTTATCTTCTGATCAGCAGCACCCAACCAACCGGCCACCTGATCCGCCAGCGCCTGATTGGCTGCCGTATTCCCTGCAATCGCCTGCTGCAGCGCAGCCATTTCCGTTTCAAGACTCATCTGTTACCCCTCAAGTTTTCGCAGGCGCTCGCTCAGCTGCATCTGCTTGTGCGCCGCCTTAGTTTGCACCGTAGCCATTCGAACCATCGCAATGGTAGAGCGCATAAACTCCTCAGCCATCATTAGGTTGAGGTTTTCAACGCCCACCGCCACAGTGACGCTGCCCGTTGGCATCGGGCTAATATCCACCGTGTATTTCTGGACCACCTGGCTATGCTGACTCTTATAGGTCAACAACTCCCCAGTGCTGAACGTAGCCACCAAAAGATCGCCCGACCAGAAACCCACGCCGTATACAGGATATTCCGCAGTAGAACCGAACACCGCCCCCATGCGCAGCTGGGTCGCACTGATATCTTCAAAGCTTGCGATCGGCTCCTTTTCACGCTGCCCCGGTATCGATACCAGACTATCACTAGGCGTAAATGCCTGATCACCGTACGAAATATGAGTGATCTCAAGCTTCAGCCCCTGATGCTTTTTCGACAGCGCCTCAACCAGCGCCGCCTTTGTATACGTCACCACCGGATTACTCATGCACCCAGCTCCATATCATTAATCACCACCCATCGCGTACCGCCCGCCAATGCGACCGGCGCCAATGGCTCCACAGAAACACCCCGCCCCTCCAACGCCCGATCATCGATCGCAACAGCCCTGCAGCCCCCCGCCATCGAAAACCCGCCCACCAAGGCCGGAGCACTGACCAGGGCAGCCTCAACACTCTGATCAAATAGCTGCAGCGGTGCAGAGATCGCGCCCGAACATCGCCAGCCGGTCTCAAAGCCAAGCACCAGGCTAACTACCGCCTCATCACGCTCAGCCTTCACCTCATCAAGCGCGACAACCAGGCGATTCACATCATCCGGCACCACCGGCGAATTGCTTCGCCAAGCCTGCACCTCAATCTGATACGGACTATTTCCATAGACGATCTCACCCTCGTAACCGAGTGTTTTGAGCACTCCCAGCAGCGCCGATCGCATTCCCGATTGCCGCTGAATAATCCACTGATCAGCCGTTGCCTGCCGCTTTTCCTGCTCTGTTTTATGCAGACTCCAATGCGGCACCGATTTAGCCGCAGCCAGATACGGCAACGACTCAACCGGCACCACCTCTGCATTTAAAAAACCCGGCAACGGAGCCGGGATATCTTGCAGAAACTGATTCAGCGTTTGCTCTAACGCCGTTTCGATCAGCGTCCGGTTATCTGGCAATAAAGACTGAGTGCTCATAGCGTAAGCACCTCAACCGTAATGCCGGAACAATGCGGCGCCTGCAGCCGCGTACACTCAACCGAAGTAGCAGGCTCAACCACCTCAACCCGCTTACCGCCCGCGCCATACATCAAGTGAGAGATATAGCCAGGCTCAACCACCGCACCCAGGCGATGCGACTCATCCGCATACGCCTGCAGACGCTCCTCAAACTCCGCCTGACTGATTCCCGCATCCGGCCCGTTACCGATCCAGACCCGCACATGCTGCTGATAGCTGACGATCTCAGCCGGAATCACCGACACCACATCAGTCTCAACACCGGTATCATCCCGCCCGAAATGCAACCGCACCGCATCCAGTAACTCAGAATCCGGTGTCCCGTCACCATCCCGCGACAATACTGGTACATCAATCTCACCGGTACCGATCGCCCGACGCACACCGTCACCATCACGAATACGCGCCGCCTGACCACCCTCATTAAAGGTGTAGGTCAACCGAACCTGATTCGGTGCCGGCTTATCGAGCGTGATACGCGGTTTCGCATCCAGCGTGAGGCACTGAAACTTGTAAAACAGACGACTCCCAGCCGCCGGCGCATGCGGTGCCAACCAGTAGCGCAACAACAGATCATCATCTGATTCTTTAACTGGCGGTACCGGCGGAAACGCCGCAGGATCACCCTCATCCAGCACCTGTCGCTTAATGCCGTGATTCGACACGACGTTATCCAGATCCGCCCCTTTGGAGAACCCAGGCAACACGGCCAACACCTGCTGATTCCGCCGCTGAACCTCATTGGTGAGCATGATCGTGAACGTTTCCGCCATTTTCGTCAGCAGCTCACCCTCGTTATCCAGCACCTTCTCTACCGAAGCTGCCAGCTCAGGATCCTCCGCCCGGACCAGACCAACGTACACCGCCTTAAACCGGGCAACATATTCTTCAAAATCAGGCCGCGCTACCGCTTCAGGAGCGGGCAGCTCATTTCGATTCGTTAGCATTGATATCTACCTCAAAGCTCACCGACTGCCCCTGCCAGTCACCCGCCAGCCGCAGCCGCAATCCAACCTCAGTTCGACTCACCACAACCCGCTTAAGCGCGAACTGATCGACCAGCTTATTAACCGGATCAGCAAATGCCTGAGCCGCGTAAGCCTGCGCCTGCATTAACACACCATCACTGTTCAGCTTGCCCAACAGCTCAGGCAGCCGCGAACCGTAGGCACGCCGCCTCTGGCGTGAAACCACCTGAGTAGTCAACACATCCTCAGCCAGCCCCTTGAAGTGCTCCCAGCCGCTTACAGCCCGACCAGTCTTACGACAAATCCCCGTCATTTAATCGGCTCCTCAGTAGAAGCAGGACCAGCTACAACACCACCATGCTTATGCCCTATCTGACTCACCGTATCGGCAATCTGATCACCATCCGTGCGAATACTGCCGGTACTGTGAATGTCAGGAATATCCAATTCCATACCGCCCGGCACGTTCCATACAACGCGCTGAGCTTCCATATCAATCAGCATCGACATGCCATCACCCCAATCAATCAGATGATGATTCGGGTTGCCTGCAGGCGAGTTGAACTGATCGGACCAGACACCACAGAGTGCCCACGTCTGCGTACTGTTATCACCGCCCCCGTAATTAAGCAAAGCAACCTGCTCACCCACTGAGGGACAACGATACTCGCGCACCGCACCCGCCGCCGGCGCCATCCATTTGATCCAAGGCGTTCTATTACGACCCGATTTCACACGAACCAGCTTTCCACCAGGATGCACATCATCCACAACACCTGGCCGGATGATGTTATCAAGTCGCCGCTGCAGCTCTTCGAGATCAGAGACCAGCTCCGCAATCTTGTCGTCATACGGCCGCAGCGCCTGTTGAATCAGCCCCGCAATCCGTTCAAGCACTTTCAGGCACCTGCTGATACTGCGACTCATCCGCCGAATCGTCTGGATTCACAGAAAAGAACACACCGGTTACCACCGGATCATCCTCATAACCAGGCGCGCCCAGATTCAGCTGCTGACGCCAGCGAATTTCCCAGGCCTCAAAGCCTTGGTGCTGGCTGTCACCATCCAGCAGAAACGAAGCCTCCATTGCCATTTTCTGAGGAAATCCGACCGCCCGACCACTCCAACCCCAGCGCTGAACAGCAGCCACGCGCATCAGAACAGACGCCAGATTCATCGCCTGCAGCGCTGACTGCCTGCAACCACGGGAGACCACAGCATAAAGCACCACCTCAAACAGCTGAGCATGCCGCCCGTCAGCCTGCCTCTCGCCCTCATCCGCCGCGGATAGCTCAATCAAGATCTGGCGATCCACCGCATCAGCAGGCGACCAGTCCTCATAGCCTGATACGACAAGATCCGGCGAATCCCCCGCCGCGACCTTAGCCCGCAGATGCTCAACGATCGCATCATGCAGCTCAGACGGCTGATGAATCTCAGGTTTCATGCTTGATTGCATATTCCAACTCCTGCTCCAGAATTTCGCGATAACGGGCATTTACCCGCTGCTCATAGCGCTCTAGGATCGGACGCGCTACAGACTCGATCTCGACCCCGACCACCTGAACAGGAAAGCGATCACCGTACTGAGCGAGAAATGACGGTGACTTAGGCCGGTACTTCCAACTATCACGACCACCCGCCGTAGCATGCTGCAACTTGCGGTTACGACTGGCACGAATGAACACCCGCTCATCACTGCTATAAATCCGCTGGATAAACGCACTATCAAACTGCCGACCACGCACCGCCACACCCGCCGCATTCTGCACCGCTCGACCCGCATCATGCGCGGCCACCGTGAGCAGACCGACCCAGATGCTCAGCTGCTTAGCCGAACCCTTACCAGTCTCATGAAAGCGAAAGCGCCGGCGCAGCACAGACTGCTTAATCTGCAGCACCCTCCCGATCTCGCGAACGGAATGAGTCCGCAGCCACCGCCCGACCTTAGTTATCGCACGGCCAATCGCCTTCTCAACCTGAGCCCTCAGATCCTGCAGCCCAACTGTTAACTGCTGATTGATCTCACCAATATCAACCGAAATATCAATACCCGACCGATTACGATGATGCCCCTCAGCAACAGCCACCCGCCGCCATTCGCTCATGATTTAGACCTGCATATACTTGGACCCAGAACTGCCCTGACTGGCATCAGAAACATAGTGCTGCAAAACGAAAAACGCCCGACCGCTCCGCACATCTGGCGGCCCGATCAGGCGATACGCAACACCCGAAACAGTAACCTTTGCCCGCTCCCAACCATCAGGAACACGAGAAGCCGGAAGAGAAAGTACGCTCTCAAGAACACCAACCCGGCGACGGCCTTTACCAACTACAGCCGACCCCTCAACGCCATCAATGATCACAACCTGATCACTAACAACACCATCAATTTCGAACCGAGCAGCTACCCCGAAATCACTCGTGCTGTAAAAGACGTCAAAGTCGGCATCACCGATCAACCTTCCTCTTCTTCGGCTTCTTCACCGAAGAAGGCATCTAGCTCATCCCCTTCGGGATCCACCCGCTTCACCTCGAAAGTGACCTTCGCACCCTTCGGCGCCGGCTTAACCTGGCCTGCACGATGCATTTCCAGCGCTTCGCTTTTCGGCACATCGACAATCACTTGCTTAACCGGCTTACCGTCAACTTTCATCTCCGGAAACACGGCCACGCCCTGGATCATCACACCCTTAATTACCTGAACCTTCATCAGCTTCTAACCCTTGATAAACAGAAAGGAGAGAGCGCCGGCTAAGCCGGCACCCATTAGACCTTCTCGCCGTAAGCGAAGGCCGCACCGTGGCGCAGAGCAACGTCAGCATCCTGGAACACACGCAAGACAGTACCGCCAGACGCCGCCTTAGTGGCCTTGTCCACAGTCAGATCCAGCGCACCCCACATACCGACCAGAGCCTGACTAAAATCACCAAACAACAGCGCATCAGCAATCATCTGAGTCGTTACCGCCGAGCCGTAGCCGTTAACGCGGTTGTCATCACCCCACAGATACTTAGCGGTACCCGCAGCCTTTTCAGTGGTCTTCAACGTGCCGCGCAGCGTCGGACGCATGACGTAAGCCATGCTGGCCGCATCAGCGTTAGCCTCCGCCACCTCAGTCTCGAACTTGACGATGGTCGGCCAATCCCAGGCAGAAACAGGAACAGCATGAACGCCGGTATGATTCTTGATACCTTTTGGCTCAGCACCCACACCAGACCCCAGCAGAATCGCCTTATCGACCGCCAGACCCAGACCACGCAACATATCGTCACGGATCAGCAGATCGATATCCGGCGTAGACTGCTGCATCAGGCGACGAGTAATAGGCACCGCACCCGAGATGGTCTTAGGCGACATCTTCACAACACCGAAAGTAGCGCCGGAATCAGTACCGTCCGCATCCTCATCGATCCAGTAGAACTGAGCACCAGAAGTCATCTTCGGAATGTCCACGTTACCGACAAGACCCGTCGCGAAACGAACACCCAGCCCCGCCGCCACAGATGCCGGACGGAGCAGATCGATGAACTGAGAGCTCCACAGCTCAGTCGCTACCAGCTCACCACCCTGATTAGCCGCGGTAGACTGCGCACGACCCAGGCGACCCAGAAGCTCGTAGTTGACGTAAAAGCCGCGAGCGTCTTTGCCCATCTTGTCAGCCAGCGCCACGCTAACTTCACGCTCAAAACCGGCCTTCTTCCAGTTGCCAGTAATGCTGGCGCGAACCGCATTGATCAGGCTGTACTGACGCACATCGTTATCAGTCAAGCCCAACTCCATATCGGTACCCGCCGGACTGGCAGAGCTCTCGCGAACAGCCTTCAACACCTGAGCACGAAACTGATCCTCAGTTGTGCCGCTCTCAACTGCCGCCGCCGCTTCTTTTTCCAGGCCAAACTGACGACCCAGCGCCTGGATCTCCTGGCAGCGCTGACGCTCAACAGCGATCGCATCGCCATCACCGACAGGAGCAGTAACTGGCGCAGCAGGAGCCGGAGCAGAGCGCGTCTGAGCCGGAGTCTTTTCCGGAGTCTGCTCCGGAGTGTTTTCTTTTTCGTCGTCCATAAATTCCTCACGCAATTCAATGCTAAAGGTTGTTGCTTCGTCGCCTTCGTCCTCGCTGCGCCCCACCCCAACGGTGGCATCTGCGGGCACGGAAACGGATGAAATTTCATAGGGCTGCCACTTGGTGGCGCGGTACCAGTCGAGCCCGTTCTCGTCTCGCTTGGTGTGCACGATCTCCAGAATCCGATAACCGACACTGATATGAGGCCGGATACCATCGCGGATATCGTTCCATAACTCTTCGCCGCGCTCGCTTTTCGACAGCTTGATAATGGCCCGACCGACCTTTTTATCGATCCGTGCCGACTCAATTGCACCACGCTGATCACGAACACTGTGATCCATCAGGAACGCCCCGGAATTATTCAACCGAGAGAGATCACACTCGCCCGATTTATGCCCCAGCACCTCCATCCCGAACCAGCGTTCGACCGGCGCCTCGCTGGAGAAGCTGAGCTCAACCGTCCGAGCCTCTTCATCAATCGCCTCACGCACCACCGTCAGTGTGCGAAACTGATTACCCAGCTTCAGCTGCTTCTGGCTCGTCTTCTTCTTTGCCATTGCTTCCCCTGCCTTCTGACTTAACCGAGCCCCTGAGCTTACGGATGCTCGCCACCATCTCTTCAAATTCCAGGATCTCGTTGATCACCGTCTCCGGATCCTCTCCCCGCTCACGAATGATCTTGAGCGGCGATTTCGTCAGGTTATTGATCGCTTCAGTGTTCGCCTTCTCATCTTTCAGCGGATCGACCCACTCCCAACGACGCCCCTGAAACACCGGAGCATTCAGGCGCTCGTAATGACTGAAACGGAGGTCACCGATCGCACCGGATAGCAGCGCCATCTCAAGCCAGGCGACAAACACAGGCTCAAGCACCCACTCTCGCAACCAACTCTGCCGGCGCTTCCAGCCATCACGATCTTCAAGCACCGCCTGGCGCAAGCTGGAGAAGTTAACCCCCTCCAGATCATTCGCCAGCGTGTTGTAATTCACATCCAGGCCACTCGCCGCGCCGCGCTTACCCTCTTTCATGAAGGCACCGAAATTGCCGCCCGGATGCTGGAAATTCATCTCTTTAATGCTGTAGCCGTATGGAACGACGATACCCATACCGGGCTCGACCTCCTCAACGAAGTCCTCCTCAGATTCGTCGTCTTCCTCCGGCTCCACATCAGAATCAGGCTCATAAGCAAACATCTTTGACGCAGCAACCCGAGCGCCAGTCAGCTCCGCTTCCCGGTAGCCGTAAAGATGATGCATCTCAAGCAACGCCGCATGCGCCCACGGAACACCGCGAGCCTGGCCGACCCGGTACGGCAGATAAACCAGCAACATGTCACTAGCCGGGATCCGCTCATAACGAGTATTTCCGTAGAAGTAGGCCCTATCCCCCGGATGATTGGTCAAAATGTGATAAGCGACCGGACGCCCCCAGTCGTCAAACTCAACACCCATCCGGACCCGGTTGCCGTTTTTCAGCTCGCGGTTGTAATTGATATCCAGGTGAGCCGAGTCAAGCAGCTGAACCGCAAAACCAAAGCCGTTATCAGCCCCGCGCACCAGGCGTATCAGCACCTCGCCATCTTCCGCCACCGACTTAACGACCATCTCCTGAATGCCGCGCCAGCTGTACTGGCCGGTCACATCACAGACACCGCGACGACCCCAGCGCTTAAACGCCTGCTCAATAAGCCCATTGGCCCGCTTATCCTTCCGGCCATCGGACAGCATGGCCGCCGACTGAAAGCCAAAGCCTTCAGGCCCGACGATATGCGTCTGACACATCGACAAGAACTTAGTAACGTAGCCATCATCGTTACCCGCCCGCCGCGACTGCTGCTTAATCGCACCCAGATCCCGACGAAGCTCCTCATTGACACTGAGCGGAACACCGCCCAACTGAGGCCCGTGCCGCCCTTGCTGAGCGACAGCAAAACGAACCCTGCCTGGCACACCCCGGCGCGTCTTTCGCGCCTCCTGCTGCTCACTCATCCAGGTAACCTCGTCAATACCCTACGCACACCGAGGCGAGCAGAACCACTACGGCTCGCACGACGAACCCGGCGCTGATACAGACTCTTTAGCCGCTCCAGCTCCATGATCGGAATACGGTCCAACGACCGGCCATCGATGGCGTAACGCTCGTGATCAGAGAGGACACGCCCCTCCAGCACCTTCTTAATCGAATCCAGCACACGCTGATCATGACTGCGCGGATCATGGCCAGCCCCCAGGCCGGCAAAATCTGGCTCGATCTCAAGCGAACCCGAACCAATCTCTTCGCGATCGACACCCACGACCAGGAATAAACGCCACTCATACAAACCAGGCGCCCACCCAGCCGTATCGCCTGGCGCAACATCAACACTGACAACGCCATCAGCCGCAGTCGCAGCAATATCGATCGCACCCGGACCCCGCAGCGCATAGGAAAACTGACCGCTGCCGGACGCCTGAACATGATCAAACGACCAGCGAACAGACGTCCCGGCAGCGACCTTCTTCGGCTCATTCATCGGTAACGACTCACAAACCCGGCTTTCGGCTTACGACGCTTACGACGCACCGTCTTGCGGGTTTTCTTAGGTTGGTTTTCTTCGGCTTCGACCTCTACAGGCTCCACCACTTCATCAGACTGAGATTCATCTGGAGCGGACTGCTCCTGCTGCTTGCGGCGATCCAACCGGAGCATTCGCGCACACATGTACTGCATCCCCTCACAGTCGAGAAAGTGATTGTCTTTCGAGACCCTCGACCACTTCCCGGTCTCGTCGTTGAACTCTTCCGCCACGATCTGACGGCAGTAATCCTCAGACACATCTGCCGGCAACAGCCAATCACCCGCCTGCCCCCGAGCCCAACGGATACGACCATGCACCCAGGCCTTAGCCAAGCTGGCATCAAAGTCCCAGCGTTTATCACCACGCTTGCGAACCTTGCCCTGCTGGCCGATCTCCAGACGCATCATCCGCAACGGCTTCGGCAGTCGCTCAAACCCCATCAACGCCCGAGCCCGGCCCCTGTGCCGACGCACCCATGCCAGCACTTCATCAGTGCGGTAACCACAGTCAACGCCGCACAACTTGAGCTGCTTACCGCCCCAGCGCCTATCCATCAGCTCATCGAGCAGCGTCCAGACTTCCGGCTTATCGGTATCACCCCAGAGCTCATCCGCCTCAATCAGGCGCGAACCCATACCATCCATCCAACCGCGCACGGCATACACCAGGCGATTTTTCTGAACATCAACGGTACAAATCAGGGTATGGACTCGCGGATCCGGAAGCTCACCGGAGCTATACGCATCACGCAGCTGGTAAACCTCTTCCCAGGCCGGAGCTTCACCAGTCACCGCATAGCACTCACCAAAACCAGTGTTATAAACGGCCTGCAGCTTGGCGGGATCGCCTGAGCGAATAGCACCCAGCAGCTTCTTGGCCAAGAAGCCATACGACTTCTTCGCCGCGAAGGAGCAGAGCCCAGAGACCCACAGAGAGAAATGAGAACTACCAGCAGTGTCAGCATCACCCACAACGACACCATCCGGCGTAACATGCTGACCAGGCGCTACAGGCACCGCCCGCTGATTCATGCCGGGACGATGACGATCCTCTATCAAGCAACCACTTGATGGACAAGTCAGCATCGCCTGTTTTTCGGCCTGATCCGGCGTACACTCATCAGCTGATCCGCGACCCGGCCACCACAGCAAATCGCTGTGAGGTATGAAGTATTCGCCACAATGCGGACAAGGAACCGCCCACTCGTGCCGAGTACCCGACTGCCAGAGCTTCCAGATAGCCGAACCGATCGCCTCAGCCTTACCTGGAGACCAATGACTCCAGCCAGTATCCGGATGCGTATATCGATCTACCTTCCCATCGGTCGGCGTTGCGGTATAGCCAATCTTTGAATCGACGTAGGCATCGCCTCGCGCTTCGATAATCTCGGTGGTATCACCCTCGCCAGTATTGACGATGCGATCCACCTCATCGACCAGCACCAGGCCCGCCGAGTCGGCAGCGAGCTCAGTAGGCGAGCCCGCCCAGGCGAAGCGAAACTTAGTCCCGCCCACCCATTTGGTATATTTGGTTGACCGCTTCCAGTCATATTTACGAGACAGGCTCTCAGCCTGCTCAAACATATCCATGAACTTCGGCTCAACCGTCGAGTCGATCAGGTTACTGGTCGGAGCCACATACATGATCGGCGTCGGATCATCATCCAGACGCCAGCCGACCAGATTCTCCATCGAGACCGACTTACCCATTTGGGTACCCATTACAAAGGTCACCCGGTTGTATTGCGGATCAGCAAACGCTGCCACGACCGGCTTCATGTAAGGGTTAAAATCTGGATTGAACGGCCCCGGAATCGGAGACGTAGGAGGCATAACGCGATTCTCTCGCGCCCACTCGTCAGCCGTCCTCGCTGGCGGAGCCTTCACCATCCCCGCCATCAGCCGCAAGGATGCCATCAATCTCTTCAGCGAGCGCCCGTACTTCAGACAGGAGTCTATCGGAAGTGACGGCGCGGATTCGACGACCTTCGGAGAACAACACTTGTCTAATCTCTGCAGGGTCATTAATTACTGCCAGTTCACTAGCATTACGACTAGCAAGAGCGTCTATCTGAGTCCCTAAAACCGTCGCAATACGAAACAAAATGGGCTCAACCGCATCGAGCGGCAAAACCTTCCCGCGCTCCCGATCGATCTCAAGCTCAATCTTCTCCCGGCGAACCCGCTTCAGCTGACGATCCTCATCAGCAGTCGAGCCCTCCTCGATCTCTTCACCGTCACCAAACCGCCTCATTACCTCCTGGCGGATCAGCCAATTAATAACCTCTTCGGTATCAAGCTCGACAGCCTTACCTCTACCGCCGCCACCCCGCACAGGCAGACCATCCTCGATCAACTTGGTCACCCAACGAGGACTTTTGCCGATCATATCGGCCAGCGTTTTCTTTGAGACGGTAATACCCATGACAGAAAGGACTTTTGTGAATTTGTACGTTTGTGCGATTGTCCTTTCTTTTGAGCCCGTACACAGACGCAAAAGAAAAGAGCCAGCCCTCACGGTTACTGGCCAAAAGATTCCCGGTCCTTACTTACCCAGGTGAGAAGTAAGGACTGGAAATCGACACCAAAATTGACGCAAACCCGGCGGTTCAGATACCCGTTAAGGGCCTACCTGCCTGGAAGGACCCAAAACACCAGGCGAGCCACCGATCCTATCCGCAACCATGTTGCGGCCATCCATCGACCCGCCGAAGTAGAAGCCGGTGACCTCTTTACGTTCATCCAGCAGCGACTTAATGACGATGCCAATCAGGTTGCTGACCGTCGCCAACACTGCAGCGTGCTCCTTCAGGAAGATCACTGCAGCCGCGTTACCAATCGCCAGCAGCAGAACGAACCAGAGGTTATTGCGGATGATGGACTGCGCGATACTGTCCGCCTGCTCATGCTCCGTCTCGCGGTACATCTGCCGAGCATCTGCGCGATCCCGATAAGCCAGCCGCTCAAGCTCATGCTCTCGCTCGTGCAGCTTCTCTTCAAACGCCAGCAGCGCCTGAGGATCAGTCTCCAACACCTGCTTAACCTGCTCAGGCTGCTTAGCACCCGTAACCGCCTGAGCGATCTCAACCACCTGAGCAGCAACCTGCTCACCATTACTGCCGCCCAACCAGCGACCGATCTTCTTGTCCAGGCCGGTAAGACTGGCCAGACCCAACGCAATAGAAATTGGTTCCATAACTACCCCTTCCACCATGCCCGAACGTCAAAGTTAGGACAGGTCTTACGACTATCCAGATCCCGATGACCGACTACTTCAGCATTCGGATACCGCCTTTCCCATGCTGCCAGCACCTGGCTCAGCATGAGCATCTGATCTTCAGTAAACTGATCACGACCAACCAAACAGACACCCAAGCTCTTACTGTTATGGCCGCGAACATGAGCACCAGGCCAGTAAGAAGGCCGACCGCCCTCCAACTTCCCATCACGACGAATAACCGCGTGATAGCCAATGCCATCCCAGCCGTTATTCTTATGCCATGAGTGGATCTCAGCCGCTGATACCTCGCGATCGTTCGGCGTATCAGAGCAATGAACAACCAGATATTGAACATCCATCAAGCCGTCTCCCTGTAATGATTGTGCAGCATCCGAATAAGCTCATCGCTCTGCTCCTCAACCCGCTTCATCTGCTTCTCAAGCGGCTCCAGAGACTGGCTCAACCGGCGCTCCAGATCCTCTGAAGTAATAAACTTCTCAGCCATCTTGACCCGCTCCTCAGTCAGCGCTTGGCCAAGTTCGTTTACCTTACTCCACAAGATACCCAGCAAACCCCCACCGACCACCGCAAGCAGAGTCAGCAAGGCGATCAGCAAATTAGAATCCATCCCAACCCCCAAACGAAAAAGCCCGCTAACTTAGCGGGCTTTCGTACATTTGTTCATTTGTGTGTTTGTCACATTGCGCGCTCTTTCAAACAGGCAATAAAAAAGCCGCTCAAAGAGCAGCTTTCACGCATTTATCGCAAGATAGCAAAACTGTATCTTAAACCGTGTCATTAAGTCAACACCTATCTTTGAAGACTCATAACAGCTTAATGACAGGGAGGCTCACTCGCTTCGGGCTCCGTATTGCGCCTCTATGTGTCCGGTGCACCAGGCTTTGGCATCCAATATTTTGGCTCCCAGCTGGCACCCCACGTATCCCATTGACCACTTGAAGATGAGCCTCCCTCACCAACCCAGCCGCCTATCTTGACGGCATCTATAAAGGAGGACTCTTCCACCCCTCCAGGCGACAAGATCAATTCACGGTCTTTTGGAGCCGTTTCTATAGGCATCCAGCCACCACATAACGAGGACTGCTCACCTATATACTTCGTCTTCATCCGCTCCCTATGAGCACCAATCAGATCCTTTGTCGCCACTGGATCAAGGTTCTCGTCTAGCCAGAAAAGCCAACAATGTGCATCCATGAATACAGGAAAGTCTCTGCTCATCCACTTGAAATACTCATCGACCTCAGCCCGAGAGATGTAGCAACGACGCACCTCCTCCCAGATCTCAGCGGCCGTGACTTTCCTGGCCCACAAAGCGCCGACAACCATCCCAACCATTAGCGCCAAAAGCGCTGCTGCTAATACGTCCACGCTTAAGCCTCCGAACCGTAAAAACGTTTAAGCAACATGCCCTCACACTCAGCTGCGATCGCATCAAAGTCGATCCCCCTGACGGTGTTCGCACGACCCTCCGAATGGCCCTCAGGAACCCCTTTAGACAGCCAAAACTCACGTGCCGCACTAAATGCCTCCCGAGCTAAATCCGAATCAATACAGAACCCCAGAACCCGATCCCCATTAGGCGAGTGAATCTTACCCTCATTAATCAAGGACACGATTCGGCTCCGCAAGTGCTTCTTGCTAATCAAGTCAGTGACTCGCTGGCGAGATACAATATGCTCCGAGCTTGATGCGTAAAACCAAAAATCATCACCGCAAGCCAGACCATAAGAACCGCCCATGTACTTATGCAGCACGGTCCGAGACAACAAACGAAGCTGATTCTCCCAAACAGCATCAAGCAACTCTTTATCGGATATCTTCATAGCCATCAGCGCCACCTTTGTACATTTGTTCGTTTGTGCGTTTGATCATTTGTTCGTAGTCACCGACCGGCATAATCACGAAGCGAGGATTACGCCAGGTAACAACAACAGTCGGCTCAGTGATATCAGGCAGACAGTTTTTAAGGTCACCACTGGAGACCTGAGGCAGGTCAGCTATCTCCCCAGCCATTACAGCGCCTCCCCGAGAGCCAGTGCTCCGGTTTCCTTGACCATAGCCACGCAAGCAGCCTCATCGATATCCTCAAAGGCCTTCTCCGCCGAATCCCAGCCGGAATCCGTATCTTTGAACTTCATCGCTACAGAGCAAACGCCCAGGTTCGGCGGCTCGAAGTAGACCCGAACCTCCGGAAAACCCTCATCAGAATCAATCTTGACCAGCAGCTGGCCGAACTCGGTGTTTTCGAAAACCTTTGCAAAAGCCATATCATCATCCTTGGTGCTGCGCCTGCAGCTCTTGGTGTCGTTGTTGCCAGAGCATCCAGTAATGACCGTTGCCTGGCGTGTTATGTCTGTGCCAGGCAGTTACCGCACCCATGACGGTATGACTGCCTGTAGTACTATGCCCACAGCCCCGGCACTGGAAAGCCCAGAGGCCGCGCAGACGGCTGTTCCGTAAGCGAGGCTTGCCACCACAGCCGAGGCAGGGACGTTGCGGCGCATTGGCCCGGTTCCAAAGCGCGATCGCCCCGGACTCACTCGGGTAAGGCGACGCATGGTGCTTGCATTTGGGGCAAGCAGGCATAAAAAGGCCGCGATCATCTTCGCGGCGCATTTCCGGTGCGGTACCACACTGAGAGCAGTCAGCAGCATTACGCAACATGCTCACCCGGCCCCAGCTGAGTAGCGACCTGCTCCAGGCCGTCACGATCCAGGCGACGAACAATCTCCTGCATCGCTCGCCAGCGAGGTGACCAATCCCGGCGCCAATTCGCTTCAGGCACCCCCAACAGCTCACGGATACGGGCAGGGGAGTGAGCCCCCTTGCCCCGATTAACCTGCGCTTTCATGTCCTGGATACAGAGATGAGCCAAGCCCTGGAGCGTCTTGCGTGTCGAACTGCGGACATTCCCGGCCTGCGGCTCGTACTCCTTCCACAACGCCACAACGGCACCTGACTCATCTTCCCAGCCTGAAACCTCTTCAGGGCAATAGGCATACTTGATCCAGTGACGCTGATCATCAGGCAGCGCATTCACTGCCCGGACCACCTTCGCATCTTCGAACGCGAACGGGCTCAGCGGACAGGAGGATTTAGCCGGGGCACGAGTAGCGACGCCATGCACCTGATAGAAACCGCGTCGGATCTCCTGCTCTACCCGGAGCGCTGGCTCTGTCGCCTTCTTCTTGTGACTGGACGGAATGATGTACTGCACTCCATCGTCGTCATGACTTCTACACATGGGCTCAACCATAAATGAACAAAAAACTTCGCGTCGGACCCACTCTCGCGCCTGCTCCTGCATCCTATCCCCCGCTAAACTCGCCGCTGTTCCAGATATGACTGACAGTCAACGCACAGCCGAACGCCTGGAACCTTCTCCCGGCGTAGCTGCGGAATCTCTACGCCGCACTCCTCACAAAACTCAGCGCTTGGCCCTGAAGCCTTAGCCTGTGCAGTGATCGCGGCAACCATCGCCGCTGATTCCAGATCGATCCGAACCTGAGCGCGGTCGCAATCATCAGCCATCGATTTCACTCCTGACTATCACGGTCTTCTCAATCACAGTGCGGCGGCGACCAGTGCGGCCAGTACCACGGCCGATTGCCTGGAGCTCACGCTCCAGCACCTCAATCACGTCAATCATTTCATCCGCCATACGATCAACCGCCTCAGGATCGTCGGACTCGTCATAAAAGCCGTCATCAGCTGGCGCTGCAGCGGCCAACAGGTCGGCAGATTCGCGCATAAAATCCGCGATCCGCGCCCGGGCAGGCCTGCGCTCAGCGATCTCAATAACAGGGAGAGGGATATCCATTACGCCAGCCAGAGCAAGCAGCTCCTGGCGGCATTGGGTTTGATAGGGTTCGGGTAAGCTGGTTACCCAGGCCCATTTCCAAGAAAGGGGAAACTTTGTGGTACCGCGCATAATGCGGCCAAGCTGAACGCCAATCTTATTCTTCCAACGGAGATAAGCGGCGGCTTCGCTATGAATGCTGTAAGGATCTGCCGGATCTACATCAATCAGGCCTTCACGTAAGGCGGGGGTAAGGCGATCAGTGCCGAAATCCTCGATAGTCCACCGAGTCTCTCTGAGCAGACTATTCGTATATTCCAGAATTATCTGATCTTCTGTTCTTTTCATTATTCTGACGTCCTGTCAGTTGGTGTCGATAGATATGCATATTACATATACGGTTTTTCACTTTAAAGAGATTTTTCAATAAAACGGTTTTCATATAAGTAAATTTGTAAAGACAATATGCACATGACTTTAGGGCAAGTAATCAGACGGATACGCCACGCCAAACAATGGACGCTACAGCGGACTTGCGAAGAAGTGGACTTCCAAATTCAACCAGGACACCTCTCCCGTATTGAGCGGGGCGAGGGAATTCCATCCATACACTTTGTAAATATCATTTCCAAAGCGCTTGGCGTTTCTATAGACGCGATAATGGAAGAGGTTGAAGGTAAAAGGCCTGTAAAAGTATCAACCACAGAACCCATCCCTTACCTACCAATAGTCTCATGGGTCCAAGCAGGATCCTGGACCGACTCCCCACCGGCGGCAGACCCTCTCAGCTGTGATGACTGGGTGATAGCCCCTAAGAAACTCCCAAAGAACTGCTATGCATTGCGCGTAGTAGGCGACAGCATGACCGCACCATACGGCCCATCGTTCCCTGATGGCTGCATTATCATTGTTGACCCCACCAAACAGCCTGAGAACAAGAGTTTTGTTGTTGCAAGGCAGGAAGGCTCAGACGAAGCAACCTTCAAACAACTAGCCATTGAAGGCGGAACAAGATACTTAAAGCCACTGAATCAACAATACCCACTGATTCAGATAAATGGCGACACTAGGTTCTGCGGAGTCGTGACCTTCATAATTTCACAAATCTAGAAATGAATAATTATTCATAAAGATCCCGTGACGGGATTTGTGAATACGAGAATTAAGCGTTATGATCAGCAGGCGATGGGAACGTGCCACCGCCTGCTTTTTGTGTATCAGTTCTGTAACAGGGGTCCGAAGCGTGTTAGCTTAGGCCAGATACGAAAAAAGCCAGGCGGCAACCTGGCTTTTTCGAAGGAAGGATCGGGGAAAAAAAACGGGTGCAACCGTTTTAGCCCTTAGAACTCAACCAATAACTGTTCGATGAGTCTAAGGCACTAATCCCTGATCTGCAATTAAATTTGTGGTTTTGCACAAACACACATTTGTACGTTTGTGCTTATAGAGGATAGGACCAGTGGCTGGAAGCTCACAGGGATACAACCGAGAGATCACTCTCGCCGATGCCGAGGAAATGCTCGGCCATATCGATTCTGACTCACTCGACTACGAGAGTTGGGCCAAGCTAGGCCGATCTCTTGCTTCTGAATTTGGCGACAGCGCTCGCGACGCCTTCATTACCTGGAACAGTCCCGCTGGCGAGAAAGAAAAGACTCGCCTCCTGGAGCAGTGGAAAGAATTCCTCAAGAGTCACAGCTACTCAATCGGCACGCTGATCATGGAAGCGAAAAGCCGAGGCTGGAGCAGTAAGGACAGCCGAGAGCTTTCTGCTGAAGAAAGAACCGAGATCAAGAAGCAGGCCGAGCAACGCCGGAAAGATGCCGCTCAGCGAGCTCAGGCAGCAGAGAAAGAAGCTGCTCACGAACTGAAACGTGTTGAGCTCCGTTTCCGCAATCTGCCCCTCTATACCGGTACGGAATCCCTTTACCTGCAGCGCAAGGGCATTGCAAACGCTCATCAGTTTACCGAGCTGCGGGTAGGCAAAGACTCTCACAACAACGAGACGTGGGTAGCCTGGCCACTACTGAATGAGTCCGGAGAGTTTAAGGGTTATGA